AATGGATTTGAAACCATACCATAACGAGTCTTGAACCCGATACGTGGTTGGAAATCATTCTCACCAACAGCTTTAACCATCTGTAATGGAACATACGGACAGTAGAATACACCAGCGTCATAAGCGTTAGAACCCTTATAACCAACAGTTACATAGTCAGCAACTGCGTATGGATCGATGTAAACTCTCATACGACCATTAAGAACACCAGCAAAAGTATTACCAGTATCATCAACATTCAAGTTAGTTGACATTGCAGGAGCATAGTCAAGCATACCTGAAGCAGCTAGAGCAGATGCAACATCAGAAGAACAAATCATGATGTTACCTTTTCCTCTACGAGTCTCTTTAGCGATAACATTCGCTTCTCTTTCTAACTGAAGAACAAGACCCTTGAATTTCTCAACTGACCAACGACCATCAGCATCAGTATCAAGATTGAAGATACCGTTGTCTGTAGTGTTAGACTGTAAACAACCTAACTTAGCTTGTGAGTTGATAGTTCTGATTACTTCACGGTTCATCTCAGCAAGAATTTCTGTTGATAAGATGTTCGCTAGCTCAGCCTCAGCGTCAAGACCATGAATCGCTTTTAAGTCTTGTGCTAATTCTAGAGTGTACTCAGCTTTAAGAGCTCTTGACTTAGCAGTTACAGTCGCCTTCTCGATTGTGAAACCCATTTCAGCGATTGCGTTACCAGCTGAATCACCTAGAGCTTCAGCAGTAGCTGTAGTCATACCAGTACCGAATGCAGAAGTCGGAGATTCGTCAGCAATTGTGCCGTCAGAATCTGAATCAGTTACACCAGAAAGACCAGAAGGACCTTGTGCTGTAGCGTGAGTACCAGTACCTGAGAATGAAGTATCAGCTTCGTTGAATAGAGCTTCAGTAGCTGAGTCGTTACCAGCAGAGTAACGAGACTTCATAGCAAAGATTAAACCAGTAGGACCAGACATTGGTTGAACGCCACAAACATCAAACGCCATTAGGTTTGGAGTTGAACGACGAACCAATGAGATTAATACTGGATCCCATGTACCAATAGATGCTGTGTTTGCGCCTGCAGGAGCATCCTCAGTCAAGAAACCTTGATTTTGGATTCTCTCTTCTCTTAGAGCCTTTTCTTGGTTCTCGAGAACAGCAGCAGTAACAGATCTCTTATATGCGTTGTCGATTGTACCAGCAGACTCTTCGTTTAGTACCGGAGCCCACTTTTCGACTAGATTATCGTAAGATTGCATTTTAATTATCTCCTATGCTTATTTCTTTAAGTGTTTTAAATAATGAGCCATAGCGCCAGAAACTTCCGCTTCTTCAACTTCGCCTTCTGTTTCTACAGACTCTGATAAATCTTTATTCGAGGACTCCTCGGTAGCTTCTTTCTTAAAGAATGATTCTTTAATAGTAGCGACTTTGTTTGAAAATGATTCTTCATCATATTCAATATCTTCGACTAAAGCGTTAAGTTTTTCTGCTTGAGTATCAACTAGATCTTTGCTGTGCTCAGCGATAACTGCTTGTTTCTTAAGGTCCTTAACCATTTCAGTAAGTTCCATAGATTTTTCTACAGCTTCGTTGTATTGCTCAGTAAGGTCAGCGTTTTCCTCAGCAAGTGAATCAACTAGGTCGATCTTAGATTCTGGTACTTCAATATAAGACTCAGTGAATAAATCTTTAAGTTTACTCATAAAGCCTTCAGCTATTTCAGTACGGATACCTTGCTCGATAGCAAGTTTATTATCTTCCATCCAAGACTCAACTACGTAATTGAGGTATGAATCGATCTTAGTAACCATATCGTCTTTCGTAGCTTGAATTTCTTCAGCAAGTTCTTGCTGGTAAGATTCTTCAAGACGGTTAACTTCTTCTGATAACTTAGAACGAAGAGCAGCTTCAAAAATAACAGATGTCTTCTCTTTAAACTCTTCAGATAATGTAGCTTCATCAGCCATAATGCCGTCTAACTCTGCAGACGCATCAATAGCTTCAACTTCTGAATTATCTAGGTCAAGTTCTTCACTTAGACCAGAATAAAGTTTAGTCATTTCTGTTTTTGACATCTTATCCATCTTGTTAACCATAGCTGTAATCATCTTAGCTTTAGTCATTGATGGAATAGCTTTTTCACCGTTATCTTGGTCACCCTTACGCTTCTTAGCTGAAGGACCACCTTTAGCGGCTTTTGCTACTGAGTCAATTGATTGCTGTTCAGCATTCTTAAGATCGAGAGCTTCTTCCACGACTTCGTTCTCAACTTCATCGTGGAGTTCGTTCATGTCTTTTTCTGCCATGTTAATATAACTCCTTATATATTAGATTTGAGTAACGAGAGGAAATTCTTAAACTCACGAACTTGCGTCTCATAAAGATCAGATCGTGGAGCTTTCTTAATTTCAGTCTCCATTTTTTCAATAACTTGAGGTTTTATAACACCGTTATCCCAAACCCATTCTACACCTTCCATTATCCCATTTACGAAAGCATCTGGTGCAGATGGATCTTGAACGATGTCGACAGTAGCTAATGTAAAATCTGGGTTTACATATGTCTGACCGCCTTTCTGCTCAAGCGTTCCCATACCACGAGTTGATACACCTAATTTAACGCCGCCGTCAAGTAAGCCTTTTACGATCTTACCCATAGGAGTGTTTAAAATAGATGCTTTTCCCACCACATCAGTACCTTCCATACGGAGGTCTTTG